TCATTTGAAATTGCCGATCCACCAACCGAGTTCCATGCCGCTGAAGACCCGCTATATCCCTCAAACTGTGTCGTAGTGCTGTTATAGCGCAACATCCCAGTGGCACCAGTAGGCCGTTGAGCCGTGCTACCTTTACTGATTTGAAGTGCACCCACAGAACTAAATGTTGAGTCTGCAGTAGCCGTTATACCTGTGAATTGCGGGCTATCTCCAGTTGCAACACCCTGATCTAACGCTTTAATTGCAGCAATAGTTGTTAACTCACTATCCATCAGAGCACCAGCCGCTGCTACATTAGTAGCATCTGGGCGGATATCCTCAATCATTGCTGCCGTAACTCGCAACTCAACACGATCAGAACTAGCGAATGCTGCAGCTGTGGTATTATCTTGAGCACGAACTATGGTGAATACGTTGCCAGTAATGTCTGTGACTTTAACAACTTCGATACCGGTAGAGCTAATAAGAGATACATAAGCATACAGAGGCGAACTAATCGTCGGAAACGTAGACGAACTCGCCACTGTCATTGTAGTGACGGAGTCTGAGATACCCGATGCTAATGTGGTCGATGCATTGTTTGTGAATACTAAAGTCACAGTTCACTCCTTTAGGAAATCGTGACGGACCAGCTAATCGTCATAGAATCAGCTTCACCTTTATTCACCACAGCAAACACAGTGCGAGCTAACATAGTACCGCCAGAAGCTGCGTTAAACAGACCAGCCTCTGTGACAGCACTTACAGCAGGAGCAGTGATATTTGGGTCATCAGCAGCAAAAGTACGTACCCAGGTAACCACAGCACCTACTACGGTACCGCCTGATACATTAACCGCCTGTCGAGTAATCTCAGTCCCAAGAGTGGTATCACCGATCACAGCGGCTGCAGTACCTGTGCCAATAGCCATATGCGTCATCACCGTAGAAGTTGCATCTTTCATGCGAGAAGCAACCCAACCTTTCCCAGCGGTGACTACAAGATTTTTAATATCTCGTACTACCTCGTCATTGATCTTGATGATCAATCGGCCTTTTAATTCTAAATCATCGTGCATAATTCTATCCAGTTCTCTCTTTAAGATCCCATTGACGTTGCGTTTAACATACTATTATTCAGTATTGAAGCAGGCAGTAATGTTACAGTAGCAATTTCACTCATAGATGCAGTATCTGTTAACCCACTATTTAGATTTAGGATGGTGGTGTCAGAAGAGGTAACTACATCCGATACTCCCAGGATACTTGTAATTGCTACTGCATCGCCCATCGTAGCTAGATCTAACTCAGAGATCTGCTGAGCTTCGTCTTTCTGGGTGATAACAGAGATTGTGGGGATATAAGTACCGTCTTCTCGACCTAATGGTACACTATTTAAAACCCCATCATTCAACATATAGCCGGGAATATGACTGTAGTCTATGAGAGATACAGAATCATTAAATGTTCGGCTAAACGTGACTGTTCTGGTGAATATCTCTGAAGCAGTAACTGTTTCAGCAACGCCTTTCGTGCTACCTAGTACTATTATCTCATTACTTATCGTAATGCTTTCCGGACTAGGATTAACATTGAAACTGATATATGCAGCATCCGATGTGCCGATAGATTCATATAGCTTACGATTCTTCGAATCATACATAGGCGCTACGATAGCCTCGCCTAATATATAATTAACTGCGCTCTCTGCTCGAATATAAGATACTGTTGCCGTTGCTCTGGGAGCAACAGCACCTAATCCAATTCCAGTAGTAACGCTAATCGGCATGCTTAAAAATCATCCCGTACTTTGAATTTTAATTTATCGAATATAGTTAGAACACGGGCATCCGAGTATACGATCTCGATCTCACCCTCATAAGTACCTGCAGCCACGTCAAGCGTAGTGAGGTTCCAGGGCATATAACATTGTCCGGCTGTAGCAGCTGTTACCACACACGTCATGGTATCTAATATCGTAGCAGCGCCTAAGAGACGAAATTTTACATAAACAGCGGGGTCAGTGAGATTAATAGGAGCCCATGTAGTAGGATCTTCCGGGTCTAATGTAACCCCTGGAGCGGCTGAATTAGAATCACGTAATGTAAGGGAGATGTCAGGTTTATCATCGCCAGCAACTACATTAATTGTATCGTAATAAGCCATATTATCCTACCATATTTAACCGGCTAACCGGGTGATTCTCAGCATTGGTGATGCACGAAAGAGCATACGGGATTTAATTAATAAGTCAATCCATTAAACGAACCCGTTATCTTCGAGCTTACTATTATACTCAATTTCATTATTATTCCACATGCCAGAAGTAACTATCTGCCTACAGCTAGACTCATATCTAAGATAATAGGTATTATTTTCATCCTTCATATCCCCACTAATAGCGCCATGAGCTTTAAACGCTGCATAGTGTAGCATAGCTTCAGTATACACTTCGTTAACGGATAACTGTGTAGAGGCAGCTGTAGCCTTGGTAGGGGCAGCAGCATACTTTAAAATAATAAGACTACGGGCCTTAGAATCTGTACCCTTAATTTCGATTTTAAAGGGCTCAGGCATCAATATAGATACAGCAGTATCTACGCCATCAATAATGTTAGTATACATATCCTTAATCGTAACCGGATCTGAATCTACAGCATAGTATGCACTAATAGGCGCTAGAAACGTAGACGGCAGGGCGTATTCTTCCCCGTCAACTGGGTTATCCAACTCCAATTCCTTCACAAGTAGATTAAATCTCTTATGGAGTGCTGAATTAGCTAGATTAACATAATCCAGAAATTTCGCCTGATTTAATACCTGAGCAGCTGTTGGAGCGACACCTGGATTTAGAGACATGTCGCCTACATCTGAGATAGCTAGTTTACTGCAATCTCCGCTCACTAAGTAATCGATATATTCTGAGACTTTCATGACGCTATCCTATCTAAACAAAATATGAACTATGGGAAGAGGGCGTAGTATCGTCGCTATCCCACATTCTTGATCCTTTAAATTCTGGCTCCTCATCTTCCTCGTAGGAAGCTTCACTAGGACGCCACGAGTTTAGTTCAGCTAGCATTGAGATTGTATCTAGGTGATCATCATGCTTGCTTTTAAACCCCTTTAAGGTAGCTAAAGATAGCTCAGAAAGCAACTCCGCAAGCTCGGTACTCTCCCTGAGTTCCTCAGGAAGCCAGATCTTTTTAGACTTAAATAAAGGTACAGCGTTCTGTTGAAACCGGCTCATTTTATCTTTAGTAGGTCTGATTCCAACAGTTGTACTTCCTTTACCGGTAGATAAGGTGAAATAGTTATTACGCTGACCCATTTCGTTTTGAATCCAACTAATGAATCCGCCTTGCTGACCCGTGGTTTCGATACCTACTTCTTGTGGTCGGTAAATTTGGACGAGTCTGAATAAATTATCGATCGATTCATCCATGAGTGCTCTCTTACAGAAACCATCAGTCCATAGCCAATCGCCGTTATTATTAAGAGCCCAGACATTAATGACGCTAAAATCAGCATGCTGCTTATTACTAGTAGCAAAATCGGTAGTAATATAGAAATTATACATGCTCTTTTGCTGGATAACATTACGGTGTTTATACCATGTAATATCCGCATCTTCGATTAGCCTTTCTTCTTCCGACATAATACGCAGCATTAGCTCCTGATTGAAGGAATCTAGCTTTCCAGCTCCCTTAGATTTATCGTATTGATTCTTTACATAGTCATAGTCAAATCGATCTTCCCACGCACCACGGAAATCTTCACGACTACAGGGAAATGTTTCACAAACAGGGTATACGTTGACGTGCCATACCCCTGATTCGATCGCTTTATACAAAGGATCCTTAGCGTTAAATGGCGTACCTGACCATATGACTTTCCGCTTATTCGGATGTAACGCATAGTCTATTGCTGAATAGACGGTATTCTCCACATTCTCAATAATAGTAGGAGATCTTGCATCATCATCACTCATCAAATCATCTAGCACGGCTAGCTGGGGTCTGGTATTGAGCTCAACAGTACCACGAACGCCTGTCTTGGCCCCATGACCCGTCACGACGAACTCCTTGCCCTCCATATTCTTAAAATACCAACGTATATCAGTGAATCTATAATTATCCAGGTATTTACGAAGAAATGGGCTATGCTCACATCTACGTTCCATGCGTAGACGCATTTTCTTAACACCATTCTCGATGCTATCGGATACATACAAAGCATAGTCTACTTCCCCAAATCCAGGGATAGACCCATAAACAGCGATGTAGAGAAATAAGTACTCTGCGAATATAGTAGTCTTAGCCAAACCTCGGGAACACATATTAGCCGTATTCTGCTTCTTACCCATAATATTATCGAGCATTTGGTAATGGATTACGGGGGTCTTGTTTTCTTCTCCCTTTTCCCCATTAACTAACTTAATGAATGATACGAACTCGAGAGCAAACTCGCTGGGTACATACGTAGGATCATCGACATAGCTAATATCG